TGTTTTCTTTAGTGGGTTTCATACCAGTTCTCTCCTATATTGTATTCTCCTGTTAAAGGACAACGCATATTATAATATTTACTTGCTTCTTCTATTGATTCAACACCCATTACACCAACACATTCGGCTTGTGATTCTTTTACTTCTATCTGCCACTCATCATGTATGTTAGCTACAAACCTAGCATCAAGAGCATTAAGGCTCATCTTTTCTTGTAGGATTGTCATGGCTTTCTTCATAACTATTGCACCACCACCTTGTAATAAAGTATTTAGTGCGGCATGTTGACTACGTACATATATCTTTCTACCGTCAAGTCCTTTCAAGAACCCACGTTCAGATGCTTTTTGTACTCTGTCCTTTAGTATCTTAAGTGATGGTAAGTTTTTAAGAAACGTAGCCTTGAGTTTCTTACCTTGCTTTGCACCACCACCAGATATAGAACCTATCTTAGCATCACCTGCCCCATACAAATATGCATATATGAATGTCTTACTTTCGTTACGAGTTTTAAGTCCTGCTAACTCTTGATTCCTAGTATGTATATCTCCGTGTGTAACCTCATCAATATACTCTTGGTCATTCATATAGTGTGCTAACATTCTTAGTTCTAATCCACTAGCATCAATACCTACAAGCTTGTAACCTTGAGGTACTGTCCAACAAGAACGACACTCTTGTCCGTAAGGACTACTAGAGTTTGGAATCTGTGCCATGTTAGGACTACGATGAGTCATTCTAGATGTGATTGTACCATTAGGATTTACATATCCATGTACTCTATCACCCTTGAGTTCATCTATCCAAGATGTAACTTGTGCTATACGCTTCTGATAAAGTAAGAAGTCTGCAATTAACTTAGCTTCATGTATGTGTTCAATCTTTTTGAGAGTTCCCTCATCAACAATGGGCTGACCTGTTGGAGTAAATCTTTCAGGCTTCCACCCAAAGTCAATGAGGTACTCACCTATTTGTTTACGACTACCTAAGTTAAACTCAACTAACTTCTGTCTCATGAAAGGTTTAACATTCTGTGTCTTGATACAGTTGTTGTACTCATCATCTGTTAGTCCACGTTTAGATAACTCACCATCTTTTCTAATGTAAGGTGTTACCAGCTTGTCATCTATCATCTTAGGTTTGAATGTGTTGTGAACTTCTTCTTCAACCTGTAACTGCTTGTCTTTTAATTCAGCAAGCAACTCCATAGCTTTCTTAGTATCAAAGAAGAAACCATTCTTTTCTTGCTGTCGCATTATCTTAGCAACTCTGTGCTCAAGATTGATTGAGTCTTCACTAAACATCTTACCTTCTTTGAGTAAGTAATTGTATACAACCTCATTTAGTTTTACATCTTGAACACAGTAGTCTAACATAGCAGGTGTATACTCATCAAAGGTTTCGGGTTGGTCTTGTTTAGCCATACCAACACGCCACCCCCAAGTCTTTAAGCTATGTCCATTCTCACGAACAGGGTTAAATAATCTTGACATAACTAATGTATCTTCTAACTTGTGTGTTACTTTAGCACCATGTAGTTTTTGTATTACTGGTATATCATAACCTATAATGTTATGACCTATAAGCACTTCTGCATTCTCTAAGAATTTAATACCTTCTTCGATTTGCGTGTTGTCAAAAGTGTGTACTGCTCCACCCAACTCTTTAGCTACAATGCAGTGTATTATAGTCGGGTCTAAACCATCAGCTTCAATATCAAATATTATTTTAGAACTGTTCATTGTCGAATGTTTCCTCCTCAGATACTTCAAACAATCTACCAGTATCTGAATTATATCGGAGACCACAAGCCAATCCTGTGTCTCCAGTGTACCTAGATTTTAGTACACGAACCTTAGTAAGGTTAGCTTCTTCAGGGTTACTTGCCTGTTGATTTCTCTCTAGTGCAATCACACAATCTGATAACTGTGCAATACCCTGTGAACCTTTGAGATGAGATAGGGATACTTCGATACCCTGCTCATGTCCCTTATCTCCTGCGGCTCTTCGTAAGTGTGATACTAATATCATACCAACACCTGTCTCTTCTACCAGAGACCTCAAGCGATTCATAAGCATGTCAATACCACGCCTCTCATCACCTTCATGTAACACATTGACTAACATATGTAAGTGGTCAACGATTACCCATTTACATTCACAACCTACAATAATATATCTGAGCTTGGCAAAGATATCATCAATGTCAGTAGCTCCTAAATGTGAATGAATGAATACTCTGCCAGAAGGAATAGCCTTATCAAACAAACCTAGAAGGTCATCGTCTGAATAGTTTCTACGCTTCTCTGTCAGATAGATTCTATCGTTAGCCTCGATGGATAAAATACCATCAGCAGTACGCAACCAGTTCTCTTCAAGGGCTACGATACCTACGTTGTCATCTGTGTTTTTGATAAGCCAATGTTCCAACTCTCTGGTAACACTAGACTTACCAAGACCTGTGCCACCTGTAAGTGTGACCAGTTCTCCTTTACGCATACCATATAGTTTCTTGTTAAGTCCTTCCCAAGGATATGCAATGCTCTCCTTCTCTTCTCGATGTAACCAATCACCCCTTTGAGATGATAGCTCCATGATACCTGAAGGTGTATATGTCTTGGCGTTCCACCATGCTTGAGTAAACTCTGTGAACTTCTTCTGCTTGAGCATCTCATTAGCATCTTTGAATCCGTTGGGGAACGACATGATTCTAGTTTTGTTAGGCTTTAGTATTTTAGCTACAGCTTTTGCCGCTTCTTTACCTGCCTTGTCATTGTCAAAGCACAGTACTACATTGTCAAAGGATTCAACAAACTCTATGCTTTCACGTATATCTTTTACTGCTGATGATGCACCACGCTTGACGGATACCACTGCCCACTTACCTTGGAACAGTTCATCCACTGCCATAGCATCACACTCACCTTCAGTAATAGTTAGATACTTACCACCTGTATTACCATGTAGTTGTTCTCCGAACAAACCAGTGCCTTCAAATGTTCCATTGCAAGCAAAGTTTTTGTTCTCTACATATCGTGTCTTAGTACCAACAACCTCGTTACCATTAAAGAATGGATAGATGTGTTGTACTACGTTATTGTTTCTGTCCTTGACAATCTTTACACCATACTTAGTTGCTGTCTTTTCAGAGATACCTCTGTCGGTTAGTGAACCATAAGCACCAGTATAGGATGTTAGGAATGTGTTGTCGGACTTGGGTTTTGTTTTCATATCAATCACTCTACCTGTAGCTTGACCTTCATAGTTTGTAAAAAAAGTATTACAACTAAAGCATTTTGCAGAGCCGTTCTCATTAAGAGATACAGCGTCACTGCTTGAGCATTCGGGGCAGGGTAATTTATGTTTAATGAATTGGGTTTGTTCTTGTATCATTCTATCTCCAGTAGAAAAAGGCTAGGCTTTTACACCCAGCCTGTTAAAGTTATTCAGAATCAGTTTCAGTATCTTCTACCTCTCCTTCTTCTGTCTCAACCATAGCATTAGGGTTTTCTTTCAGCAAGCTTTCAAGATTACCTCTATGCGTAGCACTAGTAAAGTTAAGTGCCTCAAGCAAGACTTCTAACTGTGACACCTTACTAATTATTACATTAGCATTTGCCCTAGCATTCTCATCTTCAATCTTAGTCACATCATAAGATGTAACACCATCATCATTTTTAATACTAACAATCATATTAAAACTCCTCTGTTTCATCAAAGAACTCAGAGCCATCTTCGGCTTTGTATTCAATGAGGTCTACGATTTGGACAGCCTGTAGGTCAAGACTTTTTCCTGCCTTACCTGCATACTCCCAAGCGTATTCGTTACACTGGACTCTAACCTTAGAGCCATTACCCACAGCAAGATTTACTTCCTGTTTGTTTTGGTCAAGCAATCTAGGTGCAGACCTAACCATTCCGTTAGGACCATTTACCTTACGCTTAACTACTACAGCAGAACCTTCATCCATCTGCTTAATGGTATGTCCACGTGATGCAAAGTCATTAGCTGTTGCTTCATCAACCACAAGGTTGACTGTGTACATGGGTTCAAATGTTGTATTGGGTGTTTTGATACTTGCCCAATAAGCCGTTCCGTCAATTATCATATTTGCCTCCTATGATGTTAGTTAAATAAAAGAGAGTTAATGAGCCAACTACTCTCGGAGTTGTGGACTGAAGCCAAACCAAATAGTTTATTATTTGGAGATAGAGGGCTTAAAGTTCTTTGGTTGCTCAGTGTCATGTTGCACATGTTACACCATCTCTTTGCGGATGTCAAGCATTATTTCATCTATAGTATATAAACTTTCATCCAATAGTTTTACATAGAAAACTTTAGGGTCAAGAGTCCATCGTGCCTCATAGCCTACCTTGTTTTCATATAGTTCTTGTGTGTGTACAGCAATCCAATCGCAGAAATATCTATACTCATCTTCTGTTAATCTTACAAATCCATCTTCCATAGTATCCTCCTAGTGTATTGTGTTGCTATTAAAATCTTTGAAGGATTCTAGTAAAGCTTCTTCATCTATCTCTGCTCTCATTTCTCTCATAGCTTTCATGTCTTCGACTTTTTCCTTCTTGAGGATCGTGTGCTTGCTGAAGGGTGCGAGGGTGTCAAAGAAGCGCTGGGGTTCATCGGTATGGAT